TTTCCAGTCGGCGACTGTTTCCGGGCCTGGCGCGCCCGAATCGGAGCCGGGAGCGGGGTGGACGGGCTGATCTTCCGCGGCGCGGGCGATGTTGTGAGCGACAAAGAATCTGGACCAGGCGGCGACGTCGTGGCGGCCATCGGCCCTGGGACGCGGGAAAGTTTCTGGATGCCGTTTCCTGACGTTGTGGAGTGTGCGACGGGACACGCCGAGCCTGTGCGCGAGATCGTCCCAATTCTTCGCGTAGGCGCTCGCCTGCGGGGGAGCGTTTGGGCTAGCGGCTGGGGCGCCAGCGCGGTGTTGCTCGAGGAGCGCGACTTCAGCGGCCGTGAGGGTGCGGCCGTCGTGCGCTTTGCGAATGACGTTGGCGAGGTTCTTGGTCAGAACCTTTTCGGCATCTTCCGGGGTGAGCATTCACTTTTCCCGGAGCGGCGGCTGTCAAGGGCTGACGCGCTACAAGCTGACGACGCAAAGCATGGCCAGGGGCCTCCTCATAATTGTTATTCGCACATTTGGTTATACCATTCGTGCGCCTCGCGGACGGCCCTGGCCAGGGCCGGGGCATCATCTAGCGGGGCCATGCCTGGGTGCATGCGCCAGTCCAAGATCATGCGCATTTGTTCGTCATGCTCGGCGACGTGAAAAAGAACTCCATACTCGGTGTCCAGGACACCGAGAAATTCGCTGGCCGGATTGTCCACAAGCAGCCGCCTGGGGAGCCGAAGAGTAGCTTCTATGTCATACATCAGCCATTCGTTGGGACCGTTGTCCGCTTCGCGCTCGAAGAATTCGACCATGCGGGTGAGGGACTGCTCTAGCTTGTTTCGGGTGGTTTGAGCCAGCACGTCTGGGGGCCAAAGACGGGGTTTGAAGATGGCGATGAGACCGCCTTCGTTGAGCCGCTGAAACCGGGCTAAAACGACGGGATTGCGGAGACGAGCGACGCCCCAGACAGAGCCGGGGGCGTCCTCAAGGAGAACAAATTTAGGGAGTTTCATGATGAGAGGCGAGCACGGGCCGCCAGAAAATTAGCGCTTGAAAACGGGAGTGAGTCGCGGCGCAATAGCTTGTAGGCGGCGCGCGCGGAAAAATTGCCATGCTGGGATTTTAGATGCGCGAGCCTGATGCGGCGGCGCCTGGCGCGGACTTCTTCGGGGAGGGAAGGATCCCGGAAGGCAAGGTTGCGCTTGATCTGGTCCGCGAACTGCTTTAGTCGCGCGGCTCGAAGTTCCGATTCCAAGCGAGCTTTTTCGCACGCTGCGTAGATGACCGCGCCGCGGTCTGAAAGTTCGGGTCCAAACGCCAGGCCAAAGGAAACACCGTGCCTTTTGGCCAGTTCATCGCGACGCTGTTCACGCGATTTACGGTTGCACTTGGGGGTGTAGGGTTCATCACATGCCAGGTTGCTGGCGATGATTCGAGTGACAAGAGGCCGCATGATAAGTTGCTTGCCACGTTTTGTTAGACTCTTGCCGAGTCCGCGGATTTCTTGCAGCGTGGTGATGCCCTCCATCCAGGAGGGCACGTCATAATAATCGACGCACGCCGCAAATTTTCCAACGTGGTGCCATTCGCTGGTGCGGACCCAGCGGCGCAGTTCCGCCGGTGATTTAAAGCCCCACTCGCGCGCGGCGAGGGTGGCTGGGAAACGCCCTTCGTTTTCGGCAACGTGGGCGTTGTAACTGCGGGAGTAACTGTTGGCTCTTGCGTAATAGGCTGACATGGATTTGATCCTGAGTTTATGGAGTTAGGTCTGCTCCGGTTGGTTATGCGCCAGGCTGGTGATGGCGAGCCAAGCTTCGTTGTCGATTGTGACGTCTCCGGCTTCGCGGAGTTTGATTGTGCGAATGGAGACGCCGAGTTTTTCGGCGAGCTGCTTTTGGGTAAAATCCAACTCGATCCGTGCGGCTGAGTAGGTCTGGCCGGGGGTTTTTTTCGCTGATTCCATAGGGTCAAGTTTCCTGTTCGATCTGGCGAGCATGCCATTTGGCCAAGGCGTCGATGATTTCCTGGCTGGGCTGGCGGCGACCGGAAATGATTTTGCTGAACGTGGACGTGTCCAGGCCGAGAAGCTTTGCGAGATCGCGCGCGGTGCCTTTTGGGCAGGCGCGGATGTAGGGACGGATTACCGCGGTGAGCCATTGGTCCGCGCGGCGCCATGGCGCGGGCAGGGTGTAGGACTCCCAGCCGGCTGAGCGGGCGGCGCGCTTGGCGTCGTGGGCGGCTTTGGTGTTGCGGCGCCAGTCCTTCCGCGCTTGCTTCGCGGTGGCGTCCGGCGCGGCTGTAGCGGTGCGCGGCGGATCGGCCACGCCGCCGCTGGTGTGATGACCAGCGGCGGCACTGGCGGCGGCGGCCGCCGCGTCAAGTTCGGCGCGGGCTTCGCGCATGGGGATGCCCTTGGCAATGGCGCGGTGGGCGGCGGCAACGCGCGAGTCATGCTCTGCCTGGGTCATGCGCCCGGCGGCGAGTTCGGCAACCGCGCGTTGGATTTGGCGGCGGGCGATACTCCGCGCGCGCGAAGACGAACCTCTCACGTAGGTTTTGCCCATGAGGTAAGCCCAGCGTTCCTGGGTGATGCGGCCGGAGTCGAGAAGGGCATCCAGCCGGAGGCGCTTGAGGTCTTTTCCGCTGAAGGCGGAATTATCAGGGCGGGAGTTTTTCATTGACGGGTGCGGTGGGTTGGTTTTGTTGGCGCTGTTCTCCGCGCGCGGCGCGGCTCCGTTGAAGCTTCGAGTAAAACAATCCGTGTTTTGACTCAAGAAATTTCCGCCCCGGTCAGCGTTGACCGGGGCGGTTCCGTTTCCGGGTGGGTGGTGTGTTTTTAGCTGAGTTTGAGCCGGACGTTAAGCACGCGGCCATCCGCCGTGGTAATGGTGGTGTTGACGCCGTAGTTGGTGAGGATGCAGCGGCGCTGGAGTCGCTTTTCGATGGTGCACAATTCCGCGAACTGGTCGGGGGTGCACTTAGCGACCTGGGTGCCGAGGTCGGTGACGATGGTGGTCTCGACATCGGGTGGCTCGATGAGAGCCTCCAGGGTTTCGATGGCCTCGTCGTTCAGCCGTTCAATGACGGTGTCAAGGTCCAGGAGGTTGCGGTCAAACATGGCGCGCTCTTCGGTGGTTATGTGGGGCAGCAGAGTCGCGGCTTTTTCGTGGCGGATTTGTTCGCGGCGCGCGATGATTTTTTGTTTCATGTCCGCGCACTTGGCCTCGACTGCCGCGCGAGTTGCTTGGTCGGCGTATGCCAACTCAAGCATCCAGGTAGGGGCACCTCCTGAGTAATTGTTCCAGGCCACCGGTGAATACCAATTCACCGGCTCGGCAGCCGCTTCGATCAGGGCTTGCTCGGCAGCCAGGTTGGCGGCATCAGCGTCCAGTGCCGCGGCGCTGGAGTCGAGAGAATCGCCGCCCCAGCCGACATTTGGCAGATAGATGGCGAGCACTGGGTGTGCGCGCACCTTCTCGGTGTATTCCTCACGCTCGGCCTCATTCTTAGCTTGACGCTGCCGCTTCTCCTCTTCGGCGCGCGCCTGGGCTTCGGCTTCCTGGGATTCTTCCAGGATTGCCGAGTCGATCACGGCAAGCACACCCGACGCGTCGGGAGTCGGGATGCTATTGAGGGAGCATTTGTTAGGTCGTTGTAACTGAAACCAGATTTCGCCGTTGGACTTTTCGTGACGGCGAAGGTGGTTGCAGATAAAATTGCGCTGTTCCGCGTTGGCGGCGGCGAAGATTGCCGCAAGTGGGAGCGCCACGTGCGTGGGTGGGACAATGCCCGACCGCAGTGATGCGGTAACATCGACCTCAAACCTGAGGGTGATTTCCTTTGAGTTATCGTTATTCATGGTAGCGGTGTTTCTGTTTGCTTGTTTGTTTGCTGTTTCTGGTCCGCCGCGGCTGGTGATGCAGCCGGGGCGGGAGATTGGTTTTAGCGGGTGCCTCCTTTGGCGAGGACTTCGGCTAGCACTTTGGCGGCGGAGCCGCGCCGTGCGATGAGGGTTTTAGCCTCGGCCTTGGGGCCGGCTAGGCTGCGGCGGGTGGAATTTTTGATGTGGGCCAGTATGTCGGCGGGCTTGACGCCGTGATTGACGTAGCCGGCGACGGATTTGGCGAAGGTGGCAACGGCGCGGTCGCCGCGGCTGCTGTTGCAGCGGTGGCAGCAGGTTACCAGATTTGTCTCGTGATTGGTGCCGCCCTTGGCGTGGGGGACTAGGTGGTCGAGCGTGAGCTGGGCGCCCTGCTCGATGCTGGCGCCGCAGTAGGCGCAGGCGCAGCCGTCGCGAAGGTAGATGGCCAACCGTTTTTCTTGGGTGATCCAGTTCATGCCCTGCCAGTTGGTTTTGCGCTCGCCTTTGTTTGGTTTGGCGGCGGACTTTTTAGCGGATGTCTGGGAGGATTTCATTTCGGAGGCTGCGAGTTTTACGACCTGCATCCGGTCGAATTCGTTTCTGCTAACGGTGTAATTATTGCACCTTATAGCCTGACGCGCAAGAAAAAAGGAATGATTTTCAGTATTTATTTTCCGCGAACTGGGAGACTTGGCGTGAGAGCATTTTCGCGGTGGTCGATAGACTCCGTAGGTCTATGGCGGCGAGCGCCTGCTCTGGGGAGGCCGGACAATGGGCCAGGACCTCCCGGACGTCTTCGAGGGCGCTCTCCATGATGGATGAGGCGAGAGCGAGGACGAGGCTGCAGGCCTGATGGGTGGCGTGGTAGTCGGGGCTTTCGATGACGCCGGACAGTGTCCTTTCGATGGCGCTCACGAGGTCCGCGGCTTGGCTGGTGGGGGAGGGATGCGACATGATGTTTGGTCCCAATTACAGCATGATGGCGCCTTCGGTTTGGCGGGGTTCCCACCACGAGCGGCTTTCCTTGGTCACGTATTGTAAGTAGCGTAATTGGTTAGGCCGATAGCCGGCCTGGACGTGCGCGAGGAAAGTGGCGCGCGCGTAGCTCTCCCAGTATGCTTTGTCGCTGGCGGCGCGATAAAGGGAGTCCGCATGGTCGTGGTAGCCGGCTAGTCGGAGCTTTTCCACGGTGCGGGACATGGACTCGCCACGGACGTTAATGACTTCGGCCCAGACGTGCTCGCACCGATCCGCGCGGATGGTGTTTTTCATTTCGTCGGCGAAATCGGCGTAGCGGCCATCCGCCTTGGGGAGGGAGGGGCAAATCATGCCGAACGTGCGTAGGCCCTGATCCTGCAACTGGTGCAGGGACTGTATGCGCCTGGAGACGAGCGGAGTGCCGCCCTCGAACGCGGCTGACAAGCGGTCATCAAGGGTGCCGGTGGAGACGCCGTAGATCATGCGCCCGGCGTGGGCGTCTGGGATGGCGGCCGCGATGCGCGGGAGCAGATTGGACTTGCTGAGGAACCGGATGTCCCAGTTGGTGAGCTCGAGGATGGTCTGACAGGCTTCGATGGTCTCGGCGACTAGGTCGAGATTGCCGGCGACATCCACCAGGGGGCTGGAGAATATGACGCGGCGGTCGGAGGGATCAGCGAAGCGGCGGCGGCCTTTCGCGTCCAGGAGCTGGGCCCGGAGGGCGGCGATGGCGCCGCGCCTGCGGATGACCACATTTTGATGCGGCTGGGTAATGCCGGACATGTGGGGGGATTTGCGCATGAGGTCTGGCACGTAGCAGAATGCGCAGCTATAGACGCACGCGGAGCCAGTGCTGAATGTCAGACCATCGCAAAGTAGTTTGTGCCGGAAGGCTGACGTGAAATTAATTACTGTTTTGGCGGGGACCTGATATACAGGTTTGCCGTTCATTCTCGCGCGGCCTGTGGGCGTGGTGGGTGATGATGGAGTCATAGTGCGGGAGGCGATTATATTCCGCATTGCGGAATGGCGCGATGAATTTATTCCGCATTGCGAGCTTTTTTTGGCGGCTGTAGTGGTGCGAATGGAGTTCGCGAAAAAGCTACCAAAGAATTTGACGGCGGCGGAAATGATGGCGGCCTTTCCGGGCATGCCGAAGAGCACGGCCTATGATTGGATAAGAGGGGCGCGGAAGCCACCTGAGTACTTACATTCAGTTATACTGGCTCACCTGCGCTCGGCTGTGTCGGCGGGGAAGGCGAGCCGCAAACCGAAGTAGCGGCAGGTTCCGCCTGGGTTTGGAGCCTCCATTGCCTCGACGATCTGGAACCCGTAACGCTGTGGGATGCAGAGGCCCGCTCTGATGACGTACTGCGCGATTGAGCGGTGCAAAGACGATGGGACAGAAAAAGGTATGCCGGCGAACTTGATGAGGGTGGCGTCGTGAGTCCCTAGGCCAACCATGCTAGCGGTCAGAAATATGGTGCAACACTGCTTTATGTTAGGCAATGCGGCGACCAGGTGTTTCCACGGGGAGCCGTAGGCGTCTAGGTCTATGATGTCGTGAGTCCAGTCCTGGCGCTGGAGGTATTGGAGGCTGTCCATTTTGAGACGGCCGGGGATGCGGCGAAGCTCGATGCCGGTATAATGCTTGGTGGCGAACTCTTTGCGTAGCTGGGTCCAGAGACGGGAGTAGCCAGCGAAGCAGTCCAAGATGTCTGGAGGATTTTGCAGGTGGTAGCGGCGGAGGAAATGACGCCGCAGGGTGAGCTTTGCGGTGGGATTATGGTTGTCGATTTTTTTCGAGCGAATCGTCATGATTGGTCACGGGTTTTGTGCTGGTGCCGGAGTGGTATTCGATTCCTTCGACCGCGGCGATAATTTCCAAAGGCGCTGAAATTTCCTTGAACCGAGCTACGGGGATGCCGATCAAAAACCAGGCGGTCTCTGGCGGAGGGATAACCTCGACGGGGACTAATTTTGAGGGATCGGCCTCTCCGAGAGAGGTGAGCAGAGCGTCAAATTCCTGGGGGCTGATGGCGGTGAGGGCGATCTCGCCAGGGTCGAGTTCGCCGATGAGCTTGCGGAGAGCGGTCTCGTCGTCTTGGGCGAGATCGGCCAGGCGGTTGTCCGCAACCAGGTCCCGTATTTCTTCGCGGCGGGTGGCGTAGGTTTGGTACTCCACCGGGATGTGAAGGCCGTGGCGCTGCGCCATCTGGACCATGCCGTTGCCCTTTGTGACGCAACCGCTGAGGGTGGAGACGACGGCGGAGCGGCGCCAGCCGTTGCCTGGCTGGCTGGCGCTGCCGGCTATGACAGTGTGCATGAGGTCGAGCTGCTTGGCCGGGTGCTTGCGGTAGTTTCCCGGGTACAACCGCAGATCCGAAGCCGGCACCAGCTCGTCGTAATGACAGTGCACCGGGACGCCCTGGGGAGTCACCGCTTGGCCGTTTGGGCCACGAGTTTCATGGGAAGTTGATTTTGAGGTCATTCACAAAAACGCAGATGGAGACGGAAAAACCTCTCGGGGGGGGTGGGGTGTAAGAGATTCCTTAGCCGGGGGGTGGGCTACTCTCAGAAATGATAGGCAACCGCGCATGCTCATTGGTGTGACAGTTCCCAGCCAGTTACCTAGAGCTTGAGAATAAAAGCAGCAACAGCTTTCAGGCGATCTCGCAGCTCGTGCTTTTCGCGGTCTGACAGCGTAGCGAGGTCGATTTTTCCGAGAGAGATAAGCAGTCTATTCAGATGCGCCTGATAGCCAGCCGCATCCCCTGCACTGCCCTTGCCGGCAGCGCCCTCTGGGTCTGGCAACAGGCCAGCCAATTGGTAAGCGTGCCTCAGCCCCCGCGCTGTTTCCAAGTCCAGCCGGCCGCTTCTTTCAGCCTCCGCCAAGCTCATCCAACGCCTCCTCGTGCGCTCATGCAGATCGGGCAAATGCTCCTCCAAAAAGGACTCCCATGCACGCTTGGCCATGTGCGCCTTCCACTCGATTAGCTTCCCGCCTATCTGGCAGACCACGCGCAACCGTTGCGCCGAAAAAGCCGTCGCTTGGTTCCCGACTTGATTCGCTGCGGAAAGCAGCGCGAGCACCGATTGTACCTCCTTTTCGTTAGGCTGAAACTCTTTCTCCATACGCTTTTTTAAATGCCTCGCCAAAAGCCCATTCGTGCCTGGGCCCGCGCGAGCTTTTCCCTGTGCGATTCTCCTTATAGCTTTGCACCGCCTTCTGGCTCTTCATGCCAGCGGCCGGTTTCCCGCCAAGGAACAGATCCTTGATGTGCACACAGTACCGGCTCGCAGTGGCCTTGGTCACACCCTCGCGTTTCGCCATCTCGGTTTCCGAGATCCCGAGTTGCACGCCCAGTTCCAGCACGAAATCCATGCACCGCGCCATCAGCCGTGGATTCGGAGCCTCCATGATCTCCGCCACCACCAAGCCCATCAGCTCGCGTCCCTCGATGCGCCTCACCTCCACGGCCGCTCCCAACCGACCCTCGTCCAACAGACGCCGCGTCACCGTCGTCACCACACGTCCCAGCCTCCGCTCAGTCGCCCCATCGACCCGCCCACCGCAATACTCCGCCACCAGCTCGCGGATGTGATCCTCCAGCGAATCACAGCCCTCGGCTGGATCGGCTGTGTAGGATGCTTCGGAATATTCGGCGGCGTCGCGATGCAGCATTGAGGTCCAGAGCTAAAGCGCTCGTAACCCGTCTTACCAAAATTAGCCGCTAGGTGCCTGATTGCCAAGCATTTCACGCACCACCGCCCAGACCCAGCCAGCCGGTTGCTTCGCCACAAAGCCACTCTCCAGCCTGCGCCCCTTATGAGCGCCAGCCGCCTCCGCCAGAGCCAAAGGGTGCTTCGCCGCCGTCTCGCGCCAAAACACACGACCCTTCAAAAACTGCGCCTCCTGCACCTTCCCCGCATGTTTCACCTCCTCACGCAGCACTCGCAGCGCATGCGTTGCCTCCGCTGACAGGCCATGCGTCATCCGCGCAAACTCAGCATCCAGCCTCTCCACATCCGCGCGCGCAACGCTCCCTGGACCCACCCGTACCGCCTCAGGCTCAATCGTTGCCACCCGCGACACACTTGGTGGTGGTGGCCGCGACACACTGCGGATCTGCTCAGCCAAGCCAGCCAGATACACACGGTAATCAGCCTCAGGCATCCGGTCCAACTCAGCCTCCGTCAATACCGCCCCGCCGCTCACCACCGGCTCACGCTCAGGCCCAGACCCGGACCCAGGCGCTCCCTGCACCTGTTCCATCATCGCCTCAAACGCCGCCGCCGGCGTCTCCACCTCCTCGCTAGCAAAGAATTCCGGCATCCGCATCTGGCCATCCGCATCCGCCTCCCCACCAGCCCGCCGCCGCTGAATCTCCACCAGCCTGGCCAGCGCCGCCGCCCTGCTAGCGTCCTCCACACCCTCCGCCCCTCGTCCCTCCGCAGCAGCCCCGCGCGTGGCCGTGCACACTTGGTAAAGATTCTCCTCCCCAAACTTCGCCGTCATCAGGTAGCGCCGCTTCACCGCCCCGCGCAGCGCGCGCGAGACCGTGCTCTTGTGGTAGCCCGTTACCGCCACCACATCCCCCAGGTTCGGGATGCACGCCCAGCTTCGCCTCTCCCCGTAGCTCAGCCTAACAATTAGTGATAAAATAGCCCGCATCGCCTTCGGACAGTCCCACTCCAGAGCCAGACGCCGCTCCGCCGTCTCCGCCAGCGCCCCGTAAGCCTCCGCCGTCATGCCAGCCATTTCGGCAGCTCCCCCTTGCGAATGCGGCGCCTATCCTCCAACTCAGCGCGCTTGTTGCCGAACTCACCCTTCAGTCTGCTGATCGCCTTCGCCAAAGGCACCTGGCCATCCACCGTCTCCATCTCACTCCCAGGGAAAAATGCCTCCCATGCCTCCGCCGCTTTCAGCAAGGCCTCCAGCGCCGCCGTCTTCCCGAACTTCGGACACCGGTTCCGGACATGATCTCGATAAGCGAAAGGCACCATGCTCAAAATCTTCGCTACCACCTTCTGGCCAAAAATCCAGCGTCGCACATCCACCCGCTTCCCCACCACCCTCATCGTCTGCTCGCGACGCGCCTGCCCGCTCACTCGCGCCAGCCGCACCTCATAGCCAAAAGCCACGTCCCGCGCCGCCGCCGCGGCCCGCCTGTCCGATTTAGACCTGCCCTTCATCCCGCGGCCCCTTTCCATCATAGTCCCGTTGCGTCAGAGGCTTATGCCTAACAAAACGTTTAAAACGCTTCGTGGTCAGGGCCTTCCGGAAGCACGCGCTCAGCGTCCCCTTAAATCGCTTCGTCACCACCTCCACGCCGGCTCCACCCGTGTTCCGCTCAAACGTGATGTCATAGCCCACCGTCCCTTGTTGGATCTCAAGCTTCGTCACTGCCGTCACCTCCCAGAGTCTTGAATTCATCCGCGCACAACCAGTCCGTCTCATGCACAGGGTGGCCGTCTCCACGCTCCAACCGCAGCCGCAAAAACTCCCGCCCATCCGTCATGCGCTTCGCAAACTCGATGCGCCAATACCGCGCGTGAAACCTCGGCGCCCACCAGCGCCAGAAACAAAAAATCCCGACACCCGCCCCCACCGCCATCAGGAACAGGCATAAGACCGACCCGCAGAAAAACGTAAAAATAGACTCACTCATTCTTGTGCTCCTCCTCCTCCCCGCCCGCCCAGTCCGGGCGCGGCAGCGAATTCACAAACTCCACCAGGCTCTCCCGATCGATCAGCACGATCCCCGTGCTAGCCCCCTTCTTCCGCAGCGTCCGCACGTTCACCTTGCTGCCAGCCTGTTTCAGCAAATCCACCAGTGTCGATCTCGGCAGCCCCGTCACCGGGCACGCCTGGCCCTCCTTCGGCAGCCGGATAAATTCCGGCCGCATATCCTCCGGAGGCACCACCAACACCGTCGCGCCCGGAAACTTCCCCTCCAGCACCCGCAGCGCCGAAGTCGGCACCTCGATCACCGCCACGCCCGATCGCGCCCGCTCACGCGCCGGCAAAACAGCCTCGGTAAGTGACGGCAGTGCGGACATGGTTAGACCTCAATGTGCCGGCCAATGATATCACTAGCAGACACCCTTTTTCTATGCCGCTTCCAGTTCGGTGCCTTCCCACCTTTATACCCCTTGGTCGGTATGGACATGTGCAGCAGCGCGAAAGGGCCACCACAGTGGCCATCCACGCGCATGATGCGCGGACGGCCGTTGTGACGCACCGGCCCGACCTCCCAAACAGATCCCACGGGGAAGATTTTGATCAGCTCGTTAATCAACGCTTGGTTAGTCTGGAAAAACCGGACCTGTAGAGCTTCTAGCCTCTTCGTTTTCATGGCTACGAGTTATCCGCCGAAAATCAGTCAGCCAAGCTCTCCTCAGAGTTGTCCCATGAGTCCGTCTCCGGATGATCCGGGTGTCCAGGGTGCACCTGCTTTCCAGCCAGCATCAGCGGCCCCATGCCTCTTAGCTTGGCCAGAGTATCCTGCGCCTTCTGGAGTTCGGCGGCCACTTGTTCGCTTTCATTGGCGCGCCTCTTCAAGCGCTCGATTTCATACTCGCCCTGCTTGATCAGTTCGAGCCGCTCGATGTCTGCCAAAATGCGCCGCTTGTGCGACTCAGCCGCTGCCTCCGCTTCGGCCTGCAGCTCCACCAGCGCCTCGCCAGGGTGCTCCCCTGGCGACAGCACAGCCTCCAAGTGCAGGTCAAACCGAAAATTCGCAAACTGTTCAAACGGGTGATTAAACCCCCGGCCAGCCGTCACATGTATCTTTTGGATTTGCATAATCAATAATAGTTAGGCCGTCTCTCCGGCTGTCACGCCTAGCATCCGGCGTTCGATTCCTGAGGTGGGCATTTACTAGGGTCCGCCTTGCCAGGATTCCATCCAGACCCATCTTTTCGCTTTTGCGCGAGACGCAGCGAAAGCTGCACCCCGACAAAATTTGTTACCCGCAGCGGAAACGGATTTCCGCCAGTGACCATAGCCAGCGCTTCGCTGCAGGTCGCAAGGCCGCACTGCGCCACATGTTGAGCCATGTCGAAGAGCTGATCGGAAGTGCAGCGCGAACGATCCAGAAAGTAGCACTCATGCACCATTCCCTTGAATTTCACGGGTAGCTTGAGGGCATTCGCCAAAGGCACTTCCCGGCTCGGGAAAATCTTCACCAGAGCGCTATCCGTGTAGAGAATTCCGGTAGTCATAACTATCGTTTTAACTTCCTTTCCAACTCCTTTGTCAGGGCGTCGCGAACCAAATCCGTCTTTATGGGCAGAGCCGTAAACTTAGCCAACTTGACTCCATATCTCAGGCCTCCCGTGCAGACCTCGCCGGCGGTTGATCCTCTCAAGTCGGGTGGATCGACATAATGAAAAGCTTCAAACATCACGCGCCCCCCTTTCCATTCTTGCCAGCCAGGCCGCGCACACGCTGGTCGTGCTGCGTCAGAGCCAGAGTCGCGTGCTCCACGCCAAGCTGATACGCCGCGCGCTCGCGATCCTCAATCTTCGGCGGCTCCTTTGCCCGCGCCAGGCACGCCTGCCAGCCCCGATCATACGCGGCCTTTTCAGCCTGCGGCCAAAGCCTTTGAGACTCGCGCAGTGCCAGAATTATGCGTCTTATTGCCATCGCCTGCAGCACGATGACCGCGCCAAAAATCGCGTTCACTATCAATATTAGGTAATCACTCATTGTTAGACTCCGGTTCGCGCGGCATGGCGCGCACTTTATCCGCGCAGCCCATCGCCTCCGCGCGGTCGCCAAAGCCGGCGTGCATTTGCCCCCGGTGGTCGCAGAATGCCCAGGTCTGGCGATTCACCTGGAAGGGCTGATACGGCTCAAGTCCCTCCGGGCCGCCAAACGGCGCCTGCGCCAGCCAGCCCAGATTTCCAGCGCCCGCCCCCTCGCACGCCTCCGCGGTGTCGATCAGGATCAGCAGCTCCCGAGACTGAATCATCATCAGCTCCGGGTCAGCTTTGCGCGCCTGCTCCTTCAGCTCACGCAGCCGCTCAGCGGGAAGAGGCACGCACGCGCTGCATAGGTCATCCTCCACCCAGGTGCATAGCTGGCGGTCGAATAGCAGGCAGCGCCGGCAGTCGTCCTCGCAGCAGCCGCACACTCGGCACACTCTCTGTGTCTCTGGCTGCGTCATGCGCCCTCCTTTCCAGTGACCGCGGCGGCCACGGCCGAAGCCAGTTCGAAAACACCTCGACTCACGCCACGCTCCGGCGCAAAAAACCTTTCCGAGGGCACGGCGGCACGACCAGGCAGCGGCCGCACATGCGTCAGAGCGTAGCAGCCGGGTTTCCCCTCCACCCACACGACCGCGCTGTGATCACCTATCACCCCGGCCTGGGACCGGGTCACGCTTTCCCAAGCGCGATCCTCTTCCCCAAGGACCTCATACACCCGCACCGCCGTGCCGACTGGGAAATGGCGGTTCCACTCCGCCGCGGACTGCTGAGCTTGGTTCAGCGCTTCGCCAAGGTTCAGCGGCGGCCCATGGTGCCGTTTACGCCAGAAGGCCATCGTCCGCGCCCTCCTCTCCAGTCTTGGCTTTGCGGGTTTCCCTCAGCGAAATCTGAATGTCGCCAATGGGTTCACCACCCTCAGCAACCCACGCCGCCGCCATGTTGGAAACGATGATGGACAGTACGCGCAGCACGAGTTCCCTAAAAGGGATTCCATCGGGCTTGCTGTTCACGCACAAACTCGCGAGCGTAATACTCATCGCGGCATTCACGCCCCCCGCCACCAATCCATCATCGTGAGCGGACAGCGCCACTTCTTTCAGCCGGTTCACCAGCGGAATGATTTTTTCCCGGGTCAGCGCTTCAACCTCCTCTTCGCTAGTCGGCTTGACGCGCTTGACCGGGTCCGCCTTTCTTGTGCGTTGCTCTCCGTTTTCAGGCACGACTTGCTCGAGCACAAAGCCGACATCGTCGCCGGTCACCTGTTTCCAGGCTCGCGCCAACTCCCCGCAGTAAGCGTGCACCAACGGCACCGATATCTGGGCAAACTCCCCACGGCCCGCATAGAGCGTCCTAATCTGCTGCTCCGTCAAGATACGCAACAGCGCTAGCTGCACATCATCATCATCAGCCTCTTGTCGGCTGATAAACTCATGCATCATATCGGACTTGATCTTGAGCGCCAACGGTTCGCCGACTTCCCCCCAGCGCGCCTGCGCTTCCGCGTAGCAAGAATCAGTCGCGTCAGACATGCTGCTGGCCCCCCTTCCTCTTGGGCAGCTTCGCCGCCAGGTCTTCGCTTTGGCCTAACAAAGAAGTCAACCGTTGACGCGCGGCCTCAACGCCCCGCCCGGCGCCGCAAGTGCTGCCGCTGTGAAGATACACCTCGCAGGTGTCGAGACCATGATTGACCGCCACAACCAGCGCCGTGACCGGCGTGCCGCTCTCGCGCAGTTGCTTCATCCGCAGTTGCAACCAACGCACCACTTCCGCCTCGGAGATCAATTCCAAAAAATTTTCCTCTTTTTCAGTCATCACTTCCGGCCCCCTTTCCCCTTTGGGGTTTCCGGCGCGGCGGGTTCGGCAATGGCAGCCGGCAGGTCAAAGATGATCCCGTCATCCGGCTTTGCGTCCTGAATCTCGAGATCCACATGATCCGGCGTGTCTGGAAAAATCTCCGTCAGCTTGCCTTGGTGCGGCGCCATCACTTGAAACGAGCGGCTCGTCGCATTCGCCCGAGTCAGCCTCAGATGGCCGGTGGCAAAAATGCGCAACCGCCCCATGTTGGTCGGTCGCTGAATCTCCAGCGTCATGCGTTTGCCCTCCGCAAAGCCTGCCCGGGCCGCCGTCTCAGGGCAGATCGAAAAAATGAGCGTCGAAGCGGATACTCCAGCGGCGAGCGAGCTGGGAGGAGGCCGTTTCACGCGGTAACCCAGGCCCGGCCGAACCTGCTTGCCAAACCTCTTGCGTTCGATTTTGATCGTCTCCCATTCCATACTTTTTGTTACCGTCTAAGGTGTGTTTGCGGCCGGGACCTAGTGTTCTCGTGTTTCCTTTTTTGGTGTCGCCGCCGCCACGCCTGCGAAGTTCCCGGCTCCGGACGCGGCGGCGGCGGCTTGTCTCCCAGGCGCGCGAAATGCCGGTCCCCCAACCGAGAGAGACCCGCGCGCCCGAAAATCGTGGGTCAACCAGCCGCGTTGACCAGTCCAGCGTGCGTGGAAAGCTCCGGCTTGTTCGCGGCGATCCAAGCCCGCACCGCGTCCAGGACGACCTGGTCCAGGCTCTTGCCGTCGGCGACCGCCTGGCTGGTCAGAAAATGCAGCTCATCCGGCTGGAGAGTGCGTGAAAGCTGAATGGGAAGGTTCGCTGTCATTTGTTCAATGATTTAATTTTCGCCGCCATTGTCACTCATTGCGTCAGCGCGTCAATCAAAGAATTTGCACAATGACAAAATTCCAGCGACAAATCCCCCTCAATGACGCCACAACAACTCAGGCACCTCCGCGAAGCCCGCGGCCTCACCCGCGAAGAACTGGCCCGCGAGCTCAAGTGCTCCGCCGGCGCGATCGTCCAGTGGGAAGGAAATAGCCGCGCGATCCCGACCTGGGTCGTGGACAAAATGCTGGAGAGCGCAACCATCACGCTCCCACTCAAGGAGCTGCATGAATTAATCGACATCGCCCTCCAGCGCGAAGCCGATTTCGGCTCCATCCTTGCCGACGCGATCAGAGCCTACATCGCCAACCAACGTGGCGAGGACAAAGTCAGCCAGTTCCCCGACCCAAAGCCGGCGCAAAACCCCGCGCCGCAGGCTCAGAAGCCAGGGCAACTGGCCGCCGAAGATCCCGTCGTCTATCAGGCCAAACGCCGAAGCAAATGATGTTAGGCCTGTGGCCCGACAACGTCATTCCCTTGCCGTGGGCGCGGCCCCGGAACTGACACCAGGCTCCGACTCCGCTGACCAGGCCGCGAAAATACCGGTCCCGGCCAGGTTAGCCAAAAGCACGCCGCCAGGCAGGATCACGCCGACAAAAAACACCGCGAAGATACCCCGCAGCGCATGCCCGCGGGCGATCATCACCACGCCGATGATCAGGCCGGCAAAGCCCACAAACGCCGCGCCTAACCATGCCAGCAGACCCACGCCAGGGATCAGCGCAAAGAGCCAGATCATCACGCACATCACCACCAGCGCCTGGTCGAGCTGGTGCACCGCGTCCGAGTCCCGACGCGCCAGCGCCGCGGCCAGATCAGGCTGCCCGCGCGGCGGGTGGCTTTGCGGCGCCCGTGGCGGCCGTGCCACCGGCGCCGAGATCGCGCGGCCCGGCCTGGCCTGGCCGGAGACCACCCCAGCCGCCGAAATCACCAACTGGCCCGGCCTCGTGACCGTGCCCGAAACCGGCTTTTCCTTCGCTAGAAGCGCCTCCAACTGCGTCCAGGTCTCCTGACCCTCCCGGCACACCAGCGACTCCGCTGTGACCGCGCCAGCGGCATACATCGCCTCAAGCTGCCGCAAAGTAAACGGACCCTCGGTCTGCTCCCAGCCCGTGCGTGACAGCCAGTAGGTATCATTTGCAATCGTGCTCATAACCGTCTGCCCCAAAGCTAGGTCCAGCCGCCGCCAGGCGTCAACCCCAAAACCGCCAGCCAGCCGGCCAGCGCTCCCCAGCCGACAGCTAACGTTTCAACGTTATCGTAATCGTACGTAATCGTACGTTACGTTCGCGCGCACGCGACGTACTAGCCTGCGCCCTGCCGCAACCCCGCCGTTGCAACCACGCAACGACGCCAGCGCACAACCTAGGAGCCTCAGCGCCAGAGCCTTGCGCAACCTCCGTCCGCCCTGGAGCCGCGCCCCGTTGCATCCGCGCAACTTGCGGAGCGTCCAGAAAACTTGCGTTGCGGTCGTGCAACTTTCGTCTCGGGCCGCGCAATCCATGCACCGCCTGCCGCCCGAGTTGCAGCTCCGCATTCGCGCCGTTGCGCCAGCGGAAACCCAGCGCCCGCGGGGACCTACCTGGCTAGCCCTCCAGGATGTTCGGCAGCCGCCGGATCGCATCGCTCTTCACGCTCTGCTCAATGTGAGTGTAGCCCTGGTTCACCCTCACGTTATCGTGCCCCACCATGTCCCGCACGATCCCGGCCGAGACGCCAGCGCTGGCCAGGTGGGAGACAAAGGAGTGACGCAGCCCGTGAAACACCAGCTCGTGCGTCTGGCGCGCCGCCCGCCTGCCCTGGCCGCCCTCCTTGCGCCGGTGCGGCGCCGGATCTCGTAGCCCCGCCTTCGCCAGGATCGCCCGGAAACGCCCGCTGACCGTCACCGTGGCCGTGTGCTTTCCCGCCGCGATCCGCCCGCTCACCGATGCGTGAGCCCACGGGTGCAGCGGCGCGCGCGGATTGTCCGCGGCCGGCTGGGTAAGCACCCAGTCCACATAGGCCGGGTGCATCGGCAAGATGACCACCTTGCCGGTCTTATGCGTCCGAAACCGCACCGTCTGCGCATGCGGATCCTCCTGATCAGCCAGTATCAGACAGATATCGATCATCCGTTGACCCGTGTAATACGAGCGCAAAACCAGCCCGCGCCACTCATTGTTAGGGCACGCGCGCAACACCGCCCGCAGCTCCGCCGTGGTGAAATCGCGCCGCTTCGGCTGGCTGTCAGGCAACCGCGTCTTCGGCTGGCGCACATCGCGGCACGGATTGTCCGGGATCCACTTGTCGTCCGCCGCGGCCTTGAACAGCATCCTCACGATCTTCAGCCGGTTCGCCGCGGTCGAAGGCGCCAGCCTCCTCATCAGAGCATCGCGAAACGTCACGATGTCCTGACGCTGCACCGCGTGCAGATCGATCTCCGCGCGCGGCCCCAGGTGCTCCAGGAAAAGCATCAGCGCATGCCGGTATGCCGCCCGCCCATCCGGCCCGATCTCCGCGCCCCGGAGGCCTAACCAATGATCGCAAAACCCGCGCACGCTCATTCTTGGCAGCTCCACCCCGACCAGCTTCCGGTGCATCGCGGAAACGATCTCGCGCATCCGCTCCGCCGCCGCCACCCCGCCGCGTGGCCGCGCGGCATTCTCGAGTTCCTCGGCCATCTCCAAGGCCTGGCGGCGCGACTCAGCCTTCAGCGCCTTTTGCACCTGGACGCCGTCCGCGTCCCGGTACAGCGCATACCAGGTCTTTGCCTTTCCCCGCTGTCGAACCGAAGCCATTAACCGTCTGCGGCGAGCATGCCGGGGTTCTAAAAATTTGGCAACACATTTGGCAACAACGCCCGCCGCCAAGCGTGACGAATCGCCCATTTTGTCGCCACCCTCTCCCAAGGAGAGCGGTGGCGGACAGAGAGGGATTCGAACCCTCGGTACTAATGCCCTGAGTCTGCTCTACCCAGTTATTTTGTACTTTCCGGGGCCGCAACGGGCGATTTGGCAACGGATTTGGCAACACGACGCCGGCCATCATGGGCGACGGCGAAAAGCTCATTCGTGCTCGGGTGAGCCGCTCTCCTCCGGCGGCGGGTGACCCGTCGCCTCATTGAGGATGGCCCGAATCAAGCGGGGACAATTGGGCTTGGGAAGGAGCAAAAAAGGTTGGCTTCGCTGGCGCGACGGCGGGTGAGGCCGCGAAGCACCCGGCCGCCGGCGCGGTTCCATTTGCGAAATTCGGGGACTGCTTCCAGGTAGGCGCGGGCGTTCACGCGCTGCAGTAGGGTGGAGCGCTCGAGGTTCCCGAGGCCCAGGTTGAACGCAAAGCTGACCAGGGCGCCAAACATGTTGTCGGTGATCTCGGCGCGCGGACGAGGCAGAAGTTTCGATTCGACTCCTTGAGCAAATTTGGTTAGGTCGCTCTTGAGCAAAACAGCCGCCTCCTCGGGTGTGATGCTCCGGCCTTTTTTGACGGTGCCGTCGCGATGCTCGATGCCAGTGTGACCGTAGCCGATGGTCCAGACGCCGGCGGGGCAAAGGTAGGCCTCAAGGAAAAGTCCTTCGAAGGACTTTACCAGATCGACCGTGGCGGAGTTGACGATGCGGCTCATGCGCTGGCCGGTGATGTCAGAGCTTCCAGCGGGGACCGAACCATTTGACCGCGGCTGCCATCACCGCTGCTTGACCGGGGCGCACGCCGTCCTCGCGAAGCCGCCGGGCGAAGTGGGCGTGCGTGTCGCGAGAGCTGATTTTGGCGGGCAGGCTGCCGCTGAATTGCCGGCGCAGCCAGACGGAGCCTCCGGCGCCGATCTCGCAAAGGAAATCATGCTCCAAAGCCGCGGCGATGTGCAGACCAAAAGCGCTGTAGCCGCTGGCGCCGAAGATGCGCTGCAGGATGGCTGGGACGCTGGCGCCATCAAACTGGTAGCCGGCGGGAATCAGGTATTCACGCTGGCTGCCATCGGCCAGGTGGACGACGAAGCTCCAGTTGTGTTCGAGGGCGAACAAAGGTCCGGGCGACCAAGGCCAGAGGCCGAAGCCAAGGCCAGAGGCCGAAGCCAAGGCCAGGGTTGCGAAGGACGGCGATTTGCGGGTGAGGGCGGACAGCGAAAGTCATGCCCGGCCGGACATGTCACTGACGCTTTTTGGCGTTCTTTTCGCGGCGCATGCGCGATGCGATCGACGCGATCGTGATCAGCCCGACGGCGATTCCGACGAGCAGGGAGCAGACGCGAAGCCAGGCTTCGAGCTGCTCCATGAACGAGGCGGCCGTGGTGGCGGCAAGAGTCAACGTGCCAAGAGCGGCGCGTCCGGCGTCGTCCAGGTGCATCACGATTTGCTGCTCACGGCTCATGCCGCGGAGACGCTGTCAAGGCAGGGTCAGGGGGCCACGGCCTGGCTGACCACGATGAAGCTGCCTGCCTTTACGGTGACCGAGTTGCCGCCGCCGGTTTCGGCGCGAAACCGCGGGAAAATGTAGCCCGCGGTTGATCCGTTGTGAAGCACGCCGGAAATGAAAACGTAAGAGCCTGCCGTGGTGCCGGTGGCCACGGTGGTCGTGCCGTCATAGGTCGTGATCGCTTCGCTGCTATTCACGCCAGCACTGCCGGCGGAGGTGTGCGTTTCGATGCGATATAAAAACGCAGTCGGGCTGACCGGCGCAGACACAGACATGGTTAGGCCTTCGGTCGAGACGCTGGTGACGTACTGGGCGAGGATTTCGAATTTGTAGATTTTGTTGGCTTCGACTGGGATGCGCCAACCGCTGGCGTCCACGCTGGCGAATGAGGTCGAAGAGCTGGGGCTGTCGGCGGAAAGTCGGCTGTAATACGATGCGCCAGTGATGTCCGCGGTGACGGCAAGGGTGCCGCTCTTGTCCGGCCAGCTAAGCGCGCGATCAGCCGTGGCCGTGCCACTCACGGTCGTGCGCGTACCCGCAAAGCCAAACTGGATGGAGCCGGTGCCGGTGAGGTCGATGCTGCCGCCACCAGCGCTGAGGTTGATGCTGCCGCCGGCTTCGCCATTCGCGGAGTCGCTGCCGCCGCCGCCGCTAAGGTTGATGCTGCCACCCTGGCCGCCGGTGTAGCCGGTGGACGTGTCGCTGTCGAAACCGCCGGTTCCGCCTGTCAGGTTGATGCTGCCGGCCGCGCCCCCGATGCCGCTGTCGAGCGCAGGTCCGCCACTGAGGTTGATGCTGCCGCCGTTGCCTGGCGTGGTGCCGAGATCGGCGCTGCCAGAGTCGAGCTTTAGCGAGCCGCCCGTGGCGGTGCCAATGTCCTGACCGCTGATCCAGCCGATGCCTTGGGGATCATAGATAGCTGATACCTCATCGACGATGCCACCGACGAAGTCACCGGACGTGTCCGTGATCTTGCCATCGCCATTGACCGTCAAAAAATCGCCAGTCTGGAGGTCGGTGAAAACAACGTCACTCAAGCCTGACATCGCGAGAGTCTGCCAAGTCGAATCACCACGCAGGAATTTCGTGGTGATGCTGGACCCGCTGCCGAGCTGAGCGGCAGGCACGGTGCCAGTCGTGATGTTGTCCCCGCTCATGCCAGATCCCACTTTGGATCCCGTCAGGCTGCCGTCCGCTAGGTCGGTCAAGTCCGCGTCCAGGGGCTGATACGTGCTGGCCGCGGTGGCCGTGGTCAGGTAGTCGCTGATCGTGCCGCTCTGCGTGGCCAGCGTGCCGAGGCCGGCGGCCGTGCGAAGCGCGGCGGCGTCCGCAAGCGTGAGCAGATCGCGGCCAAAAGAACTCGTTGTTAGACCGGCGATGCTCGTCAGATCCGAGTCCAGCGGCTGAAAGCCTAGGCTGGCGCGCGTGGCGTTGATCCAGTCCCCGGAGCCGCTGCTGTAGGTCAGGACGTCCAGGTTTGCCAGCGAAGTCAGGGCAACGTCATCAAGGCTCGAGAAGCTGCCGCCCGAGCCGCCGGTGACCATGGTGAGATTGCCGCTGCCATCCAGGCCGAAGGACTTCGAGTTTTGCGGCGTGAGCCAAAGTTCCTCCAGCGTTCCGTTGGCTCGCAATTTCTCGAACCGAAATTGTCCGGTGGTCTGGGCTATGGACACGCTGGACAGGGCCAGCGCCGACAGGGCGAGAAGGATGCGCATCACAGCGCGCCCGGTGTCAGATTAGGAGCTGACGCGGATGTACTTGCCGCCGGGCAGGTACAGCTTCACGCCGTCGTAAGCGAAGAGGTTCTCAAGGAGCTGCGTCTTTTCGTCGTCGCTTACATCCTGCTCCTCATCGATCCGGACGCAGCGCGCGCGCAACCAGTCTTCGCTGGCGGTTAGGGCGGCGTCAGGCGCATCGTCATCATCAGGGCGAGACCAAGCGTTCTCGAAATGGATCGGGAAGCTGCTGGCGTAACTGACGCCGTCCACCGTCCAGCGGATTTCGGCGGTGAGAATCACAAAAGGTTCGGAGCCGAGAGCCGCGCGCAGTTCCACGCTGTCGGCGGAGTTCCACACGAATTCGTACAGAGCGTCTTCGCCCTCTTCGCCGTTGTGGGTCCACGCGGTGTCGAGCAACAGGGCGTCACCAGCAGGGGTGGATGTGGTTTTGATGGTGCAGCGGCCGGTTGCTCCGTCAGCCAGTGCGACAATCTCGACGTCCGTCTTGAAAGCGCACTGAATGACCAGCTTGGACAGCAGCTTGCCGCGCAGGGAAAACTCCGGCTTTGCCTCTTGCGTGTCCGTCTTGATGACAACTAGGCCAGTCATGGGAATGGGGGTTCCGCCGTGTTCGAGTTCACCGCGCTACCGTAACTGTTCACGGTATTCGCGCTTTCGGTGTGGACGATGCTGAGCCGCATTTCCAGCAGGTCGCAGGTGACCTCACCTGTGACGATGGAGCCGAGCAACCAGACCTCGAACAGCGCGCCGGCGGCGCCGTTGGAGCCAGCGCCGGTGGCCACGCCGGCGGAGCCAGCGCTTTGTTCCACGTTGCCGCGCACTTCGCAGCGTGTCAGCGAAATGCCGCCGCAGTCGCCGCCGTCGCCACCGTCCACGGCGCCGCTCACTCCATCACCGCCAGAGCCGCCAGCGCTCAAGATGGAGTCACACACCACGCCGCGCATGCGCAGCGCGCCGGAATCGCCGCCATCGCCAGCCTGGCGAGTCGAGCCAGTGGAGGTGACGTTGCCACCCGCGCCGCCGGCGAGCACGATGTCACCCAGGTTGATCGAGCCATCGGATTCGATCCACACGTCGAGGCCATCCGTGCCAAGGTTACCGTTTGCGTCAGTCGTAGCGGCCGGAGTGTCGGGCGGGTCGAAGGTGATGCCGTCCAGAAAGCTGATGCCGTTGCCGCGGCCAAAAAACGACATGATGCGGCCGGTGAGATTCGCATCGCCTGGGCAGGTGATGCTGCCGTGATCGCCCGCCCCGAAAATGAAGATGCCACAGGCTTCGGCGGAGCCGACCCAGGCGTCGAAAGCAGCCTGCGCGGTCTCGTAGGGCAGGTGCGCTCGACCCGGCAGCGCCGTGGCATCGTCCCCGGTGTCCAAGTCCACGAAGTAGCAAAATTTGTTATACAGCGCCGAGGCGTTGGCTTGCCAGCCGCGGTTGCCGGAGGCATCCGTCCCGTAGATTTTATTCAGGCCAGGGGTCGCCGTGTCGCCCACCAGAGAAAGCGTGCGGTTCGCGCTGAGGTCGCCGCCGCCCTGCAGACTGTGCTGCGTGGCCACCTGGCGCGAAGCCGCGATCGCGTTTGATGAGACGTAGCTTACCAGCGCCGCATTGTCCACCGGGGCGCCGCTGCTGATCTGGCTCCACGAATGCGTGTGACTGGAGGGCGCAAACGTGGAGGGCACGCCGGTCAGCGATGACCAAGAAACGGTGGGAGAAGCGCCTTCTTCGCCGTTGATCGTGATCGTCTTCGCCGATTCATCAATGGTCAGAGTGACGTTGCTGCCCTGCACCAGGCGCGCTTTTAGCCAGGTCCAAGCGTTGGACAGAGTGGTTGTTGGCAGGCCATCGTCAGGCTGCTCGTAGCTGTTCAGTACGCAGAGATCAAGGTGGAAGGATTTCCGCGGATTGTCCTCGCCATCCACCTCCCAGGTGATTTGCGCCGAGCAATCCAGATGGACTAATTCGGCTATTGCCGCGCGCAATTCTTCCGAGTCCGCGAGGAGGCTGAAAGTATAGATCGCGGAAGCGCCGTCGCCGGTCAGAGTCCAGTCCGCATCCAAGAGTAGCGCGGTGCCTTCGGGCACGCCTTTTTGCTTGATGGTCAGGCGGCCGGTCGTGCCAGCGGCAAGCTCAATGGTCGAGTGCGAATCGTCGATGAATTGGACCTGCAAATTTAGCAGCGTGCCTAACAAGGCATATAACATCGGCGGCGTGGCGTCCACGTTGCTTTTGCCAACGCGGCCAGTGCCAGAGTGAATGCAGATGCCTTGTGCGTCCATGCCTTGCCAGAGGTGTCACGCGGCAGCCTAGACATCCAGCTCGACCCAGGATACCGAGGCACCGGCGCGCGCGATGATGGCCGAGCCGCTGACTTCGGACGCGAAGCGCCCGATCACAGTCCCGGTCGAGGCCGCTTTCAGCATGCCCTCAATGATGGCCAGGCCGCCCGTGGTCAGGCTCGTCGCGCCCGCCGCTGCCGGTGCGTTGTATGCGGCAAGGTGATTTTGGACCTGAGTCAGATCAGTAAGTGGCCACGAGCTGCGATAATGCAGACGGTAGGCCGCTGGACCGTTGATCGAAAAACGCGCGCCCGTGGTGGTGGCAGCCGCGTCGTATGGGATGAGGAAGCGAAAACGGTATGCCTTTTCCGCCTCCACATCGAAGTACAACCCGGTGAGATCGGCCAGCGTGTTCGCTGTGCCGTTGTTGTTGGTGACGTTGTTCAGCATCACGCGGATCTGCTCTTGCATGAGCAGAGCGGCGCCGGTCTCCTCAAGGGACGGTGTGCCAGGCGCGACTTCGACGCCGCGCCACACGTTGTTATGTAGGACGAACGGCACCGTCTGCGAGCGATCTTCCCAAGGCACGCTGGAACTGGGCCGCATGGCGAACTCGGCCATGAGGGTGAGCTGGCCGCTGTCCATGTTTTGCAGCGCCGGATACTGGTTATCCGTCTTGAGCAGCTCGTTCAGCCGGTTCGTCGCGAAGTTGATGCGGCCGCTGTAGCAGCTCCGGGTTGTATCGACCGTGAAGCTTTCAGCCAGCGCGCAGACTTGGTCCGTGTCGTAAACGCCCCAAGGTTTGACGATAAAGCGAAACTGGGTCAGCGTGGAGGGCGTGTAAAAAACGCTGTCTCGCAAAAGTCGCACCTGGATGCGGGAGCCTTCGCCGCGCTTGGCCTCCAGCTTGTCCAATTCGGCAAAGTGGCCGTTGACGAGGAGCTTGCGGTCGGTGTCGAAAATCAGTTCCATGCTATGAGGGCAGATTGTCATCGGCGCGGCGGCGCCGCTCAAGCGCGGCCTGGACCCAGGCGTCGAAAGACCGCAGCTCCTCGATGCTGAGCGGGCGCTGCCCTTTGGGCGGCGTGTAAGGGTCCTTCGCCGTATGTGCCGCGAGCGGCGCGCGCACGTAATCGACAAACCCAGGGAACTGACGGAGAGACACAAGGCCGGAAGCCTTCGGGAACTGGTAGGGTTCCACGCGGTCTTTAGTGCCCGAGCGCTCCGGGTCGGTGACTCCTTCAGCCTGCCAGCGCAGGCCGAGCTGCGGGAAGAGCCATGTCGCGTAGCTTCGGAGCGTGCGCCAGGAAACCAACACGCAGTTGTTAGGCCACTCAAATTTCTGCTTGTGACTCGTCATCGTGGCGTGGCGACAGGAACAAATTCCGTCGTGATCGAAATCAGCCAGACTTCCAAGTCAAGAAGCCGCTCGGCTGTTATTCCCTTGAGCGACCAGCCCCAAGGCCAGTTGAAGGTGAACCCTTCAGGGGAAAACCAAGGCACCGAAAATATATCCTTTACGTTAGGCGCGTTTTCCGGGGTCAAATGCCCGGGCAGTTGGTCGGTTGGCGGAGGATCGGTGGACAGAAAGGTATCAGTCACCACGACGCGCGAAGTGTCGATGGCGGAATAACGTGGACTGCCCCAGCCGGTGAACTCGCCGTACTCGTTGACAAACGGGAAAGGTTCTCCGTCCACAATGCTATTGGTCAGCACATAGGGCACGCTGCTACTCACTACTTGATTGCCCACCGTGATCCGCCGCTTGCGGGCGCGGGAATTGAGTATGCCTTTGTACCTCGGAGTGACTTGCCAGGTCAAATCATCGTACTGTTCTTTCTCCGCCTCAACGCACCAGAGCGTGGACTGGGTAGGATGCGCCGCGCCGCGCACGAAGTCGGCCGGGGCGCGGGTGAGCCAGGTTTCCTGCCCGCCGTCCCAGCCTTCCTCCCCTTCGGACAGGGAACTGGAAATGCGCTTGCTTGAGCGGACGCCGGCGAAGCCGCTGGCCTGGATGCGGTGCTCCCATGCGCCCCCGGACTGTCTTGTCTCACATTCGGTTATACGCATGTGCGGGCGCCGAGGCGGAGCGCCGCCATTGGCGAACTCGTGCTCGTCTTGGCTCAGCCACACCTGCGTGGTCTGGTCCAGACCGCGAGCGCGGGTGACCAGGCGCTCCGGCTCGATCTCCATGCGGTCGAGGCCGTGAATGATGATTTCAGCGGGGGCGGTCATCAGGCTCCTTTCACCGTCTGCAGGATGTCAGTCACGAGCTGGATGAGCTGCTGCGCGGTCGGGTTTGAGGCCTGATCGGGCGGCTTTTCCGGGGCGTTGGCGGCCGGGGCTTGGCTGACTTTGTCAGCGCCCGGCAAAAGCGAGCGCGCGCCGGTGCGACCTGGCTGGTTTGCCTCAAGCTCTTTCAGCCCGGTGAAGCCGCGGAGGAAAGCCGGATCTTCGTTCATTCGGCGGCCCTGGCGGCCGTTGAATTCGTTCAGACCGCCAAAGCTGGCATCTCGGCCACTCTGGGCGCGATCACGCGCCTCCTGGGAGCGTTGCGCCGCGCGCGCGCGGGCGTCCACGGCATCGCCGCGATCCTCGCGGCTGAACCCGCGAATGCGGCCTTCCTTGCCTGCATTCTTTTCGATCTTCTCTTCGAGGGCGGCTTTTTCCTTGGCCATGGCCAAGGCGGCGGCCTGGCTGAGGCCGGTCTCGCGCTCGATGCGCAAAGCATCCTCCGCGATCTTCTTCGCGCGCTCAAGAGCGGCCGCTTTCTTCTCTTGCCCGGCGGCTTGAAGCTGCAGAATCTCCAGCTCGTATTGGGCGGCGGCCAGCGCGTAATCCTGCTGTTGCTGGGCGGCCTGGGCCTTGGCGTCCACGGCGGAGCCTTTGTCCACCTCGGTGGCCGCGCTCGAGTTTTTCTTGGCTAGCTCCTTCTGAGCCGTGCGCCCGATCTGCCGGTTGAACAGGCTGTTCCCGAATTCGGCGCGCCCCGAAAGAGCATCCAACGACGCACCCAGTATGTCGAGCGAGAAGACGCCGGCGTCTCCGAGCCTACTGAACAGGCCGCCTAAATCCTTGGTTAGCTGGACGTTTTCCTCCAGGATGACCGAGAGGGCTTTCGCGCCGTCAACGACATCGTCAAACAGGCCGGCGGTGAGGTTTCCAGCGGCTTTGTCGAGCGCCGAAGAAAGGGTCGAAAATGCGACGCCGGCGGTGTCTCCCGCCTCGCCCAGAGCGCCGACACGCTTAACAAGAAATTCGTACAGATTACCGGCTTGTTTCGCGCGCTCGATATCGGCGTTCTTGATCAGCAACAGCCGAGCCAGGGCGGAATCACTGGTGATGTTCCCGGAGACGATGGACTGTAGCTCTTGGACGAGCTGCTCCGCCGGGAGGTTGGCATTGGCCACGGCGTTAGCCAGGCGGCCGACGAGATCCACGTTTTGTTCGATGCTGAGTCCGGCGGACTGACTCGCGGCGAAGGTGGCAAGGAAACCTTCAGTCAGGCCTTGCAGCGTGGCCGCGCTGCGCGGCTCCATGGCAACGATAGCCTCCATGGCTTTGCTGGCTTCACGCTTGGCGGCTTCCCCGCTGAGGCCCTGGAACTTGCGAATGACGTTCGCAATGGCGACCTCACTGTCTTTCATCGACTGATTGAACTCGAAGCCGCGCTTGCCGAGCTGCGTGAGCTGGCTGATGCCGGCACTCAGGCCAGCTCCGAGAACGAATCCTCCAACCAGGCTGCCGACATCGATCTTGCGCAGGGCGCTCTCCATCGCGCCGGCCGCGCGGCGCACGCGGTTTTCGGCCTCCGCGGCGCCAGCCCGGAGGCGGCTGTTGTCCCAGCCCAGTTCTACGGATGCGGCCATGGTGCTACGGCTTGCGAGTCAAGTTTCTGAGCCAGGCGCACAGCCGGTCGAAGGCCCGGCTTTCCCGGTTCTGTTGGGCTTGCGGCCAGCGCATGTCGCCGCCGTGCTCGATCTGGTGGACGTGGACGTAACTCCAGCCGCGTTCCTGCGGGAGCTGATACCGAATGCAATCTTCGGTTAGGCCGGGACAGGCCCGCGCTACCGTGCTCACGTATTGAGCCGCGGCGGCGGGCCAGGCTAGTTTTTTGAGCGCGCGGAGTCATGGCGTTCGCCCGGTTTGGCCACGGCGCGGGTTTCATGCGCGGAACTGTATATCTCGTAAAAGACCTGCACGGCCAAAGCGCCCTCTTCGCGGCGCACATTGGCGGCGGACCATTCTCGGATCTTCAGCTCGAGCAGGTAAGCGCGATCAAATGCGGACAGGCGATGCCAGCCGGCTTCCTCGCCATCGTAACGCATGGATGGAATGTTGAGCCACTCCACGGGTTCGTGAGCGAGGAACCAAAGGACGCGCAGCGCATCGTTGAGCATGAGCTGGGGCTTGCCGATGATTTCGGCCAAAGGCACCTCGTTCAGCAGCTCGCGGTGACGCAGCCAGTCGCCTTCGCGGTCGATGGCGAAAGGGGCAAGTTGCTTCTCTTTCCAGTGCCACAGCTTGCAGCCCCAGGCCTGGTTGACCTCGCTCTCGCGGCGACCGAGGTCGATTTCATCCTGAGGGTCATCCTTCAGGATCGGCGCGACGGCTTGCGTGGAGGTGCCGGCTGATTCGGCGCCGATATCTTCGGTGATGCTTGGCGGCTCGGGAAGCTCGTAGTTTGGTTCCATGGGCGAAAATCAGATGATGCGCAGATGCTGGCGGACGCGATCCAGCGTGCGCGAGCTGGCATCCTCCGGGACGAGTGACGCGCGGCCCGTGCCCTCGGCCCGGATCATGACCATGCGCCGTTGGCCGTTGATGAAATCCAAAATGGCATCGCGATTCTTGAGGCCCTGCATCATCCACAGCAGCGGATGCTGCTCATGTAGGGAGCCAGCGCGGAGGGCAAGCGCCAGATCGGACGGGACAATGGCGGGCACGTCCGGCGCGAGTTGATAAGCCAGCATGGAAAAAAGAAAGGCGTGATTTTTCCCCTCCGCATCGATGCGGGTCAACGGGACTCCGAGCACCGACATGCAGGCTGCCAGTTTGAGATCGCGCGTGCGCCAGATGGCTTGCGCCGCTTTGATCGTCTGGGGTTCCTCCCCTGGCACGAAGCGGAAGCGCTGGACCCCGGAGACGCGCGCCAGGCGATATCTCATGCCCGATCGGCAGGCTTCCTGGAGGCAGTCAGCCGCGGCGCAGGCGCGCAGCACGTCCAAGGCGGGATGATGAGGATCCGACTTTTGGAGTTCGCCCTTGCGGATCAGGCCGAGGATCGACTGCGTGCGAAAATTCGGAGTCGGATCGGGAGCGCCTTCGACGATCTTTCCGCCGATGGCCTCGCTAGGCACGGACTCCAGGCCTAACAGAATGGTCTTCCAACCGCGCCCGGTTTTCGCGTCGATGGTCTGGTCAACCTGGATCGGAATGCCGAGCACCGAACACGCCGCGGCGATGTCCGGGCTGGTCGTGCGGGCCCAGGATGCCAGTTGCGGCTGCGTGCTCTTCATGCTGGTCGGCGCCGCCTTGGAATTAGGCGGCGGGGATCACGAATGGCGCGTGCATGACGGTGAAGCTAGTCTTCACGTCTTCTTCGAGGGACCAGGAATCTTCCGGGTCTTCAAAGATCATGCTGCCTTGGGCAGGATCCATGCCGCGGCGTTCGGCGGCAAAATTGGTGAGCGCCGTCACGCGCGTGCCTGGGTGGGCGACGGCCAAGCTGGTCGAGCCAGTGACGAAAGCCGTGAAGCTCATAACCAGCATCGGGTTGAAATATTCGATCCGCCGCGTGTTGCCGAAGTTGTTCTTCCGCTCTCGCTTCTCCCGGGTGTACTTGGCCTTGAATTCGGACACGTCCAGGCTGGTTTCATCCTGGATATCGTGCGTGGAATCGGCGGTGCCGTGGATGTTTTCAGCAGTGGGAGCGGCCATGATAAAATTTAGTTAGGCTGTTCTTGCGGGCCGGTTATTGAGCGACTCCGGACGCGAGGCCGGGGGCGCGGAAATAGATAACCGTGGTGGTTTTCACCACGCCCAGGACAAGCAGGTATTCACCCGTGCTGAGATCAGCGGCAGGGGCAACTCCGCCGGCTGTGGGAGACGCAATCAAGATCGTGTTTGCCGTCTGGCTGCCGCCGATGGTCAGAGCGGGGTCGAACTCGACGTAGTTCACGCGCTGGCCGGAGCTGGCGCTGTTGATGGCCATGCCGGCGCAGGTGCGGATCAGGGCCGTCGCGCTGTCGCAGTCAGTGAGCTTGGCTTTGCCGATGCCGCGCGCGTCGAGGTCCGCGGTGTCGAGGTAAACGAGCTGGCCCGCCGCGATGGTTGCTCCGGCGGTCGCCTCCTTGATGAGGGCCGAGGAAGACGGCACCACGTTTGCGGCCGTGATGGTGAGGTCAGTCGCAAGCGCTGGCGCGCATGCGAACAGAGCGAGGGCGGCACAGCCGGTCAGCAGGGAAAGGAGGCGCTTCATCGCGAGGGCGCGAGTGTCAATTTTGCCGATCAGGTCGGAGCCATTTCGTCGCTGCGGACGTGCATCTCGACATCCGTGCGGCGCCCGCGGATGCCGCGTTTGTCATCGACGGCCATGGCGCCGTCGATGACGCGATATTTGCGCAGCCGCCAGCCGGTGCGGTTGGCTTGAGACAAGCTTTGCAGGTAGGTCTGCAGCCGCACTTTGTCCGCCAGCGCATGGCGAAGGCCGGCGGCCCAGATGTGTTCATCGGCCAAAGCTTGCGTCTGGGTGGAGGTTTGGAGCTCCACGGTCACGGTGAGTGTGATGCGGCGGGGGTGCGGGGACTCAAATTTCGCCGCCACAAAAAACACGCGGGGCAGGACGATCTCCGCGTCGTTCGGTCCGACGACAAAGGGCAGCAAGTCGGCAACCGGAAGGCTGAGATCGGCGCGGCGAGTGCTGACGAAGTCCGCCAAAATCTGCGTGAGCCTGGTCTCCGTGTTGATGATGGCCATGCGCCGGGCGCTGGTGTCATGCGGCGGCGAGCATGCCTGCGAGCTGGCGTTCGTATTTCCGGGCCAGGTAGGGGAGTTGGCGATTCAGGGCGCTGACTCGGTAGCGGAGCACGGACTGGGCGCGGCGCTTGGAATCAGACTCCGCGTAGCGGGCAGTATTTTCGATCCGCACGAGGTAGGCACCGCCGCGGCGGATGCGGCGCACTTCGCCAAGATTGGCGCTGTGGCGGGCAACCCAGGCGGGCACGCCGCGAACCTGGCCGAGCTTGCCGGCATCGCTGACCCAGCCGCTGGCGAGGAGACCAACGCGCTTTTTCCTTTCGCGAATGTAGCGGTTTAGGCCGGTGTTTCTTTGGTCGAGAATAAGGCCGTAAGGCCCACCGCGCACTCGGCCCGTCCGGCGGTTGCGATTCGCGCGGTGAACGGCGCCGCCATCGAAGCCGATCTGCAAGCCGCGCAAGCGGCTGGGAGCTTCGAGTTCGAGATAGCGGCGCGCTTTCGTGGGATCGTTTTTGAGCAGCCACCACCAACCGTTCGCGGCCCTCTCGCCATCATAGCTTTTGATCAGCTCATAGATGCGGCCGGGTTGCGCATAGACGGAGCGGATGTCGCTCTCCACAGCGCCTTCGCCGGCGCGCTTGGCCGCGGTGCCGCGAACGCCGCCGTGAAAAGGCGGAGTGACCTGGACCAGGCCAGGCACGTTCCCGGAGCTGCTCATGAGTAGAAGGGCATTCTGGTCGATGATTGCGTCCATGCTTTGGACGATGCCCGGAGGGAACCGGCGGATCACCGCGGCCAGGCGGCCGACATCGACATTCGCGACGATCATCGTGCGTAGAGCAGGCCGAAGGTGACGCTGGCGCCGTCCACCCCGACCGAATGAGCGACGTATTGCAAGCCGTCGATGGTGAGCACCTTGCCTAACAAGGTCTTTTGCAATGGCCGGGTCAGCGCGCTGAACTGGGGTTTCTGACAGACCAAAGTCGCGTTGTAGCTGCCAAGCATGCCGCCGATTTCGGCGGCTTCCTCGCCCTGAAATTCATTCAGGATCCCGGTGTAAGTGGCGCCGTCCAGCGTGAAGGCTTGGCTGCCGAAGGCGGCTTCGGCATCGGCAAGGGCCGCCACGGTGAAGTCATCGAAGGCGCCCATGAGGTTACTTCCACTTCACGTAGGGCGTGCTTTCCTTCGTCACCAGTTCGGTGACTCTGCGGAGCTTCGCCGGGGTTAGGAGAGCCTTGGCGACCTCCGCGAAAGACTTCACGGCCTTGAAGCTGACGACGCGCTCGAACAGCTTCTTGAAAAGGTCGTCACCCGTGATCTGGCGGACTTCGTCGATATCTTCCTGCGTGGGCTTCACGCCTGGGCCGGGAATGATGACGTTGGCTTCGTTGCCGTCCGGGTCCGCGTATTTGCCGGACCCTTGCGCGATCAGAGCCGCGTTGATCTCCTTCAGCCTGGCGTTGGAGACTTCGATCTCGGCGCGGAGGGTTGAGCCTTCGGTCACCAGTTCCGCGATTTCGTCCTGAGTCATGATGCCGCGGCGGGCTTGTCAAAATCGTAAATTTGGCCAGACTGGCGGCATGAATACCGGCCTGGTTATCCTGGCGGCGCTGCTGTGCGGCAATGAAGAAATCGTGCACGCAAACAAGCCCGTGGCCACGCCGCGCCCCGTGTTCCAAAAACGGGTGCGCTGCTGTGAGCCATACGCTGAGCATTGCCGCGCCTGCAAAGACTGCAGCGCGTGCAAGCACTGCTCCGTGCTGGGCGGCAAGTGCAGCGTGTGCTGGGAGCGCTAGGGCAGATCGTCAAACGGGTTTTCCAGTGGGTACACCATTTGGCCCACGTGCTTGAGGACGACCCGAGTGTCAGCCCAGATCGTGCAGCCCAGGTCAGTGGCGCGCTGGCAGAACATCCAGTCCTCGGACAGGTAGCGAGTGCGGCCGTCCGGGCCGGTGTGGGGACCGACGCCAAAGAAGTCCCACAGGTGCCCTTTGCGCGCATCGCCATCATCAGGGTCGTAACCGATGAGCGGGTCGAGTTCTTCGACCATGCTTTCGAAGACGCCGCGCTTGATCAGCAGGCAGCCGGTGCCAGCGTACTTCACGCGCTGGAGGCCGCGCGCGTCCGGCTGCTGATCCGGCAGCGTGTTGCACACCCAGGCGAGCTGGCGCTGCTTTTTCGGATACAGGCCGGCCACGATGTCTTCATCGTGCTGGATCAGCCGAGCGATTTGTTCGACTGAAAAAATCAGGTCGGTGTCGAGGAACAAAAGCCGATCGCAGTCGGTGGCGAGGAAATCAGCGGCCAGGCAATTGCGGGCCCGGGCGACCAGGCTGTCGCCGATGTGGGCACGGACGACGAGTGAGCAGGGCGGCGCGAGAACGATCTGTAGAAGGCAACTGACGAAGTGCGGATCGTAACCGCCATAGACGGGGAGAGCGAGGAAGAGCTTCACCCTTTGGCCGGCGCAGTCACGCGGGGAGAAAAAAAGCCGCGGCCTGAAAGACCGCGGCTTTTCCCAAGACACCCGACAACAAATACCCCGCCCGAACAATTGGTCAGAAAAGTAGTTCCACGGTGAGCGCGCCGGAGGAGGCGTCGCCGCCGTTGGCTTCGCCGGCGGCCTGCGCGCGGATGTAGCGCTTATTCAGCGAGGGCGGCAGGGTCACCTCGCGGTTCGTGGCCGGGTAGGACGTGGATTCCTCATTGATCACGAGAGCGCCGAGTTCGCCGATGTTGGTGAAGTTCGCGGCGGCTTCATTCGAGGCCTGGAGGGTGATCGTGATGTTCTTGTTGTTCGCGCCGGTGCCAGCGGTGGTGGAAAGGCGCACGCCGAACTTTTCCGTGACGGGGAAAGCCGTCACGACGCCCAGATCAATCGAGTTCGTGTTGACCGTGTTGGCGGCGTTCGGCAGGGCGACGCTCTCGCGCAGAGAGCGATCTTTGAAGGAGCGATTCATGACGTGTGGGTTCTACGTGGAACGAATTTTGGTTAGGCCGAGGATCAGGCTTCGATCGTGTCCGTGTTCAGAATCGAATCCGTGGCGACGATTGGCACGCCGTCCGCGTCCGTGGTGGGGATCGGGGCGATGTTGCCAACGGTGGGGCGCTGGTTGCCGGTGCCGTAAAGAGTAACGGTGCGGGAGGTCTGAAGCTGCGTGCGGGAGCGGCGGCTCATGAAGCAGACATCCGGCACCCAGCCGGCGGGAAAGAGGTTCTTGCCGTTATTTAGCATGGCGTCGGAGACCGTCTTGCTGGCTTCCGCAGTGAGGTTGCAGATGCGGACCACGGAGGCTTCAGCCGCGATCTGGAGGCCAAGGAAGGACGAAAGCTCGGAAATGTAAGCTTCCATTTTCTTCGAGTCCGCGTCCGTCATGTCGCCGATGCGGAAATCCGGAAGGTCAAAGATGCCGGCGGCGTTGCGGGCGCGGCCAGCCATCAGCCTAACATATTGTTCGCCAAACTTGACGTAATAAACGGACGAAGCCGCGCCAGCGGTCGTGCCAGCCGCGTTGTAGGTGTAGGCGCCGCCAAACGGGGTGAAGGCCTTGAGGCCGGGGAAACCCAAGCCATCGTTGGAGACGCCGTAAAAGATTTGTTTTCCAATGAGCTTCATGGCGGCCTTCATGACGCCCATGGCCTCGAAAGCCTGGTAGCCGGCGGCTCCGCCACGGCGCCAGTTGTCGGCGATGTGGCGCGGACACTCCACGCGGCCGCCGAAGCGGAAGCACTCGTGAGTGACAAGCTTGATCTCGCTCTTCGTGGCGGTGAAGCCCTGACCGGCGGCGGCGAAGGACACGGTTGGCAGCGCGGTGCGGTGAAGCGTCTCGTAAGAAAGCTGGCCCGGCTCCATCAAGTCCTCGGAGTCGAAGACGGCGAGTTCCGGGACTTCGGCCTGCACTTCCTCGATGAGGCCACCGACGATGTCGTTGGAGTTGGCTTTGGCCAGGTCCAGGAACGACAGAGTCGCGCCGATGCACAGCAGGTAACCAACGCCCTGAGGCGATGCGAGCGGGGGAGCAACGGAGGCCGCCGCCACCAACAGTGGCAGAAGCAGAAAGGCCAGGATGGCCAGTGCGGCAAAGCGGAGAACGAGGCGGCTATTCTTCATGTTAGGCGGGCGTGAAAATTGCGAGTGGAGCGATGCGCTGCGCGCGGTGTCACTTCTTGGGCTGCTTTTCCTGCAGGAGGGCGCGAGCCTTGGCCAGACCGCTCAGGCCAGCATGCGGATTCGGGTTCTCCGTTTTGGCGGCGGGATCGTGATCCACGGGATCGACGCCGGCGGCGGCCAGGCGGGCAGTGACCTGCTCGGTGATGCTGGCCTGCGCGGTGGCGGCGGTGGCCTCAGCGGCCTGGCGCGCGGTCTGGGCGGCCGCGAGATCGGCGCGGAGAGTCTCCAGGCTGGCGTTTGCCTGCGCGAGCTGCGTTTGCGCCGCATCGCGGCCCTGGGTGACTTCGGCAAGCTGCGATTGTAGCGTGGTGACTTGGCCGGTCAGATCGGTGACCTGGGCTTCAAGGACGGCGATTCGAGAGTTGTGGAGCATGGCGACGGCTGCGATTCGCAGCGGCCGGCATGTCAATCGGTCATCGTGTGAGCAAGCTCTTCACATACTCGTCCAGAGTGGCGCCGGTGAGTTCGTCCACCAGACCAAGGTCAGCGCCGGCGGCCGCGTCGAGCCACTGGCCTTCCATGGTGGATTCGGCGACTTCGCGGTTCGCGGTGACGGCGGCGCGAAACTGCGTGAAAAGCGCATCGACCCGGGTCTGCAGCATGGCGCGCTCTTCGTCGCTCAGCGGCTTCCAGTCCGCGCCGGTGGTTTTCCATTTGCCGGCTGTGATGGCTTCGACCTTCAGCCCCTCTTTTTCGTACCAGCGGGACGCGTCGAGCAGGGCGAGATAGACGCCGATGCTGCCCACGATGGCACTCGGCGCGGCGGCGATGTGATCAGCGGCGCTGGCGATGTAATAGCCGGCGCTGCAGGCCATGACATTGACGAAGGCATGCACTTCCTTGCGCGTGGCGATTTCGCCAATGCGGGTGTAGGTTTCGTGCACGCCGATCACGGAGCCGCCGGGGCTGTGGATATCGACGACCAGCGTGTCGATGCGCGGGTCCGCGCCGGCGAGAGCTAGAGCTTCGTCCACATCGGCCAGGTCGCAGCCGCCGTAACAGTCCATGTCGAAATCCGACACGCGCTTGTCGATGACGCCGTCGATGTGCACCACGGCCACGCTGCCAGCGGTCTCGTAGATTTGCGTCACGCGATTGCGCGGGGGCGCGGCGGCATCGGCCAGGACGACGGGCACGGCCGTTGTCTCGCCATTGATGCGCGCCAGAAGCTGCGACTCAAAGCTTTGGCGCACGGGCGCGTGCAGCATGAGCGGCTGGCAGAACAGCTTGTGGAATAAGTGAGGGAAACGCATGCGCTGGGTGGCGGTTTCAAATCATTTGTTATTCCGAGGCGGCGCGGGGTCATCTGGCTCCGCTGGTTCCGGGGCAGTGGCCGCGGCGGCGCCAGGGGTGCTTTCGTACACCCACTCCACGGGGACTTCGCCCTCCTGGTACATTTGCTTCAAGAAGCGGAGGTACTCAAAGTTGTCGCGCGCCTCTTCGTAGGCGTCCAGGCCTTGTTCCTCCATCCAGCGGGGGATGGACAGCGCGCCGTTGCGGGCCAAAATTTTGAAGCTCTGGGCCATGCCTTTGATGTCCGCCGTGAGCTTGCGCGGGCCGCGGAAGACGATGTGCGAATACCAGTAGGGATCGCGCGGCTGCGCCAGGCGGCCGGACTTGATTTGCTTGGCGATAAACCAGATGATTTCCCGGCGGACGAAGCGCCAGACGATCATGTCGTAAAGCTGGTCGAAGGAGCTTTGCGCATCGTCCACCTCGAAGCGCGCGCCGGCTCCGCCCACATCGGCCATGCCAAACATGACGGATTTCGGGAGATCAAAGCCATCGGCCATTTCGCCGAAAAGCATGAGCATGAACTCCATCTGGTTCACGGTGGGGTGCGAGCTGCTCTTGAGATCGATCTCGCCGTTTTCACCGACGTAGTTGATCATGCTGCCGTACACCTTTTCGAGGGCGGCGACATCCATGTCATTGGTGGCGTTGCCGCCGTTTTGGATTTTGCCCACGGCGCCGGATTTGTTCAGTTTTCCAGTGCGCTTGACTTGGACGGCCAGGCCGGAATGCAGCTTGGCGGTGCCGGTGATGAGCGCCTCCAGGTCGAGGGCGTCCAGTCCCATGTTCAGGCCGCTGTAGCCGGCGGGGAGGCCGCGGTGGCCACGAGCGCGGCGGCGGCGGAACAGGTGGATCATGGCGCCGGCGGGGACCTGGGTGTACCGCGGCGCGGGAAGGTTGCCGCGCGGCAGGGAGCGCACGGAGTAGGTGAGCGGCCGCTCAAGTCCGGAGCTGATCTTGACGCCATCGTCCCAAGTGGGATCCACGCCGGAACCAAGGGGAGTCTCGATTTCGAAAACGTCGAGCGTTTGCAGCATGGGCCAGCCGCCGGGGGATTCGGCCATGATCGCGTTGAATTCACCGTCTAACAAGATGTGCTCCACGGCGAGCCGCTTCGCTTCCCAGCCGTCGATGGTGCCGCAGGTGGAATAGACGGAAGGATTATTCCACCACTCCTCGACCAGGCGGCGGGCTTCGTCGTTCCAAGCGCGATCGGGAGTGAGGAAGCGGAAGTGGATGCCGTTGCCGACGGCGTGGCGGGCAAACTTGCGGATGATGCGGGTGAGCTTCGGGCAATTGCCTTCGAGGGCGCGGGACTTGCGAATGATTTCCCGCCGGGTCAGCGGGGTCAGTTCGCGGCGCGAGTTCGTCGGAAAGGCCAGGACGGAGCTGCGCGCGGGTGAGTCCTGGGACGATTTGTAGGACCCGACACCGGAGCCGCTGCCCGTGGAGCCTGAGCTTTCCACGCTGGCGCTGGCGCGGGCGGGGCCGGGACGGCGGGGGCGGCCGCGAATGCTGGCAGGTAGGACTGGCATCGGCTCAGTAGTTCAGCGAGCGGAAGTCGCCGCAGGTGGCGGAGACATGCTGGTCCGTTTCAGTCCAGGCCTCCAGCGCGGCGCGGGCGGCCTGGAGAACCTGAACCGGGGAAAAGTCTTGGCCGCGGGTGAAGCTCTTGCCATTCACGCTGGATGAGGTCAGCGCGCCCACGATGGCGCCACGGCCGGCCCGGATGGCGGCGCGCGCGTCGGTGATGAGCGCTGTGACAAAGTCGGCATGGCCATCGGCCTCGATCTCGGTCAGCAAGACGTTCTTCAGCTCCTCAACAGTCATGCGGCGGGGCGGCTGTCAAACCGGAGGCGCGGACTGCGGACACATGTGTCCGGGGCGCCGCTCCCGCCCTGACGCTCGGCCAGTTGCTCGCGCAGAGCTGGCCGGCGGCAGAGACGGATAACAGGGAGCGAACCCGTGTCAAAACTGCGTGGTTCACCCGTCTTCGTCAAGCTCGTCTTCGGCGTTGGTTTCCGGGTGGAGCTGGCGCCATTCGGTGCGCACGACTTCGAGCCTGGCTTCGATGGTGTCGCGCAAAACCTCGTGCATCTTTTCGGTGTCGCCCAGGTGGTTTCCCTCAGCGCCTTCGACGATCCAGACCAGCTTGGAGGTGCCGTCATCCTGGCGGCGTTCCTCCGTGCGCTCCGCGGTGAGCTGGGCTTTGTAGTCGGGGCCGAGGTTGCGCGGCAGCCACCACAGGTTGCGGTGCTCCTTGACGCAGCCGTAATAGAGCTGCTGCTTGAAGCCGTCGTCATAATACCAGACGAGGTTTTGCTGATCGTTGTCCACGGGTGAAAGCCGCACGTCCAGGCCGCGGAGCTGCGCCCAGCCGCCGCCTTTGGACGGGGAAAACATGTCCGCGTGCTTCAGGGTGAAGGCATACACCTTTTTGTTAGACTGAGCCTCAAATCCGGAGTCAATGAGGCCGGCGAAAACGCTGAAGGTTTCCTCCTGAAACGCATAGGTGTTTTTGCGGCCGGATGAGTCGGGAGTGATGCCGGCGATCTCTTCGATCTGGGCCCAGCTCACGGCGGCGCCGTAGTCCACAAGCGCGGACCAGGTGGGCAGGTCGGGTGAATCGTGGTCGATGCCCCAGGCGCGGATGCTCCACCAAAAGCCGTCCCCCTGGACGTCCACCGTCATGGTGAGCAGCTCCGGGCGGCGCGGAATCTGGCGCAGAAAGTACTCTGGCGAGCGCGCGATCGCGGCGTCGATGTCGTCGATCTTGATGTTGGTGGCCTGGCGGATGAACGGCAGGCCGAGGTCCGAATTGAAAAAGTCGTGCATGCGGGCGATGGAGCCGCGGGCGAGCAGGAATTTTTTCGCGAGGGTGCCCCAGCCCTCGAACGGGCTGAGGGCTGACCAGACGTGGACGGACACTTCATCGCGCGGGGAGGAGGGGTTGTGGGAGCGCAGCTCGTAGCGGCGCAGCATGGTTGCTTGGTGGCGATCCTGGTTGATTTCGCCAAGGCAGGCGGCGCACTCGTACAAGGTCTCCCGCTCGACGCGCTGGAGGTCGTAGGAGCCGGAATTAGGCGACTTCAAGTGCTCAAATTTGAACCGGCCAGTTTTCTCGACGCGCTTTTGACCAGGCGGGAGCGGAGCGCCGGAGGCATCAAACGGGACCTCCTTTTCTTCGGCAAAAAAGGTTAGGCGTTGTTTGTGGCCGCAGTGGGGACAGGGCAGATAAACGTAATGCTGGGAGCCGGATTTGAAGCGGGTCCAGATGCGGCGCCACTCGACGGTGGGAGTGGACTCTTCGATGATTTTTCGGGTGAAGCGAAACTGCTTCGTGCGGACGATGGCTAGCTCTTGGGTGGGGGCTTCGCCTTCGATGGTATGCTTGATTTTGTCCGACTCGTTGATGATGACGAGCTCCGCCTGGAAGCCGCCTAGATCCGCCGCGCTGCCGCCACCGACCAGGCGCAGGATCATGCCCGTGAAGTGCATGAACAGGGCGGTCCAGTGGACTTTGTCGATGATGGCCTTGGCGGCCACGGGCCGGCACTCCAGGATGTGGGGTTGCAGCTCCGAGCGGCTGAAGCGCTTCGCGGTTTTTCCGGTGGGATCCACCCATAGGATGGGACCTGGCCAGATGTCGATCTTGTGGAGCAGGCAGCAGATGGCGAAGAGCGTTTTGCCGATGCGCGCGGACGCACAAATGGTTAGGTGATGGACGTGTTTGTCCCAATACAGGTCATAGATGCCGCGCCAGAATGGCAGGCGCGAGGTGTCCAGGGGGCCGGGGTTTGCGCTGCCGACGATCTGCGGGATGATGACGTGCTCGTCGATCCACTCCCAGATGCGCTGGGTGGGACGGACCTGCAGAGCGGATGCCAAGACGCGGCGCGCGATGGCGCGGAAGGTGGTCAGCTTGGCGCGGATGCCGGCGGGGATCATGGGGCGGGAGCGGGCTTGAGTCCGCGGCCTGGGGCGCGGCGGCGCTTTGCTGGCTGGGCGGGAGCCGCAGGCTGGGCTGGCGGGATCTCGACGGCCGGGGCGGGCGCGGCCATGGGCTGGATGGGCGGCCGGGCTTGGGCTTCGGCGAGGAAGTCGGCGCGCTGAAGCACGCGGAGGATAACGTTGACCTCTTCTTGGGCGATGGCTTCCAGCTCGTGAAATTCTTGGCAGCCGAGGGCTTTTTGGGCGAGGCGGCCGGGCAGGTTATTGAGCGCTTGGCGGAAGGCCGCGACCGTGACGGAGAGACCGGCCTCGACGTCCGTGGCCTCGACCAGCTCGCCGGCGGTCTTGGCGTTTTCGATTTCAAGGCGAATGCACTCGAGCCGGAGTTTT